ATGGTGCAAAAGTCCAAATGGAGAGCATGAACAAAATCCTTGAAGGAGTGGCACAATGAAGCCGATTAAATTGCCCTTTGACTGTATCGTCGGGACGCAAGCCGAGGTGGTCCGTAACCCGTTCTCGGGTGAGGCTGTCACCTTGACGCCTGAAGCCGTTGCAGTCTACGATTCGATCCGTGGTGCGGAGATGATCGGAAACTACAAGACCGTCCGGAAAGGGTTGGACTGGTTCATGAAACATTACCCCGAAGCCTACATGGTCCTGTTGGACTAAGAGAAAATGATGAACAAGGAAGCATTGCGGATTGTTTCGTTGGAAGTAGCCGGTCGCCTAGCCTATCTGACGCTCTGACCAGGGCAGTCTGGATCGACTCGCCAGGACGCTGCCTGGCGCGTGGCTGATAGGGGGGTTGACCATCTAGTAGGGCGTTGGCAGACCCCCCGTTGGTTGCGGATTGTAACACTTCGCAACAAAATTGACCCGAAGGAGCCCTTGACACCGGCACCCAAAAGTGTACAATGGACCCATCGGTTCGATCGGCGAGGCTGGGGGTGGACGGGCAGAGTACACTGGTGGTTAGTGACCACTTACAGACCAAAAAAACCCTTCGGTACCCCTTGACAGGCTAACCAGGTAGTGTATGATGAGTGTTCTTTTCGACGGAGCACCAGTGACCATGAGCACCGACCAGATGACAGCCGATGAACCTCTCCAGCTCTTCCTTGACGTGTGGACGGAAGAGGATGATGCCGAGTACCAAACCTGGTTGGACAGCATCGAGTCTGACCCTTCGGAACGTTAACATATCGCAACAAAAAAGACCTCGGATACCCCTTGACAGGCGGACCAGGCAGTGTATGATGGTTGGTGTTGATTGATGAGGAGTGCCCAGTATGTTGAAGCTGTCCCAAACCGGTAAACTGAACGCCAAGTCCTGGTCATTGCAGGCTGTCAAGACCTGCGCCGGCTCGATTGGCGAAGATGGCAACCTGGTTCCCGCCTGTGCCGGCTGCTATGCTACGACCGGCGCGTACACCTGGCCGGCTACCATTGCAGCCCGTGAGCATAACATGGCCGACTGGCGCCGAGACGGTTGGGAGGACGATATGGTCCATGCCCTCCGCAATGATGACCTGTTCCGCTGGTTCGATTCGGGCGATATCGTTTCGCTGTCCCTGGCTCGCAAGATGTACCAGGTCATGCTCCGCACCCCGCATTGCCGCCACTGGCTGCCGACGCGGATGGCTAAGTTTACTAAATTCAAGGGCATCCTTGCCATGATGCAAGCCCTGCCGAATGTCATGGTGCGTTTTTCCAGCGATTCAGTCACCGGTGAATACACCCCTGGTGTGCATGGCTCGGTGATCTTCCCCGCTGGTACGGAAGCGCCTGCTGGTGTCAAGGTGTGCGAGGCGTACACCCGTGCTGGTAAGTGTGGTCCTTGCAATGCCTGCTACGATAAGGATGTCGAGGTGATCGGTTACCCGTCCCATGGGCATAAGATGAAAAAGGTCATCATGCTGGCGAAAGCCGCGTAATAATTTGTAACAATTTACCCCCTTGACGGGGGTTCTTCCCTGTAGTATCCTTTCTTTTTTTTCGATGAGGTGATCATGGCTGCAAAACGTGTTTCGTTCAATGAATCTGGCAACCCTGCCAAGACGGGACTGTACCATGTTGCATATGATGAGGGCTACGGCAAGGCTTATCGGTACTACAATGCCGAAGATGGTGTCTGGGGTCGCATGGAGCATACGGAAGATGATGCTATCCGCAACAAAGCGAAAAAGACCTCGCTGGGTTTCCTGCCTTGGGTTGCCTATGACGGTTCGACCGTCGAGGCTGTTCCGACTGTCACGGGCACCGTCGATGTTGATGGTACTGTCACGGATACTACGGTCGCCAAGGTATCGAAGAGTCGCAAGCCCGCTACACCGAAGGCTGCAACGGCTGCACCCAAGGCTGCCAAGACTGTAGCACCGAAGGCACCCAAGGCGCCGAAGGTAGCCGGTACCAAGACCGTGCATCCCGACGGTACGATTGTGTTCCGTGAAGATCGCCAGAAGTACATGGCGTGGTTCGGCGGCAAGGCTGAAGCGGCTCGCCCGACGATCGAGGCAGCCAAGGGCTTCCTGACCAAAAAGTACGGCGTCACGGAATTCAATGTGATCTAGAGGTGTCGAGGTGAGGGGGAGAGCGTAATGCTTTGTAACAATTCTCCCCCTTGACATTCTGGCTGGATAGTGTATGATGGTTGCTTACTTACTGAGGAGTAGTTATGGGTCGCATGGCTGAATTGTATGAGGAAATTATCACGCTGTACAACCAAGACCTCATGGAGGCTGATGACATTGCAGCCCGTCTTGGGATCCCGTTGGACATGGTCGAAGCGGCTATCACCGAGCACCTGAAAGATGCTGGCGACCGCTACGATGAGTCCATGGACGGTGACCATGAATCAGCCCTGGCTTCCGCCGGGTTCGGTGTCGATGAGTCCTACATCATGGACAATGATTATTTTGATCATTTTGACTCGGAGTATTGATATGCCAAAGATCGTGATCAGCACCTGCTACGGCGGGTTTTCCTTGTCGAAGGAAGCCCTTGTAGAGTACAACCGTCGAATCTACGGGCTGAAGGCACCTGTGGAATACGATTTGGATATCGAACGGGACGATCCGGTCTTGGTCGAAGTGGTCGAGTCTATGGGTTCGGATGCCAATGGTAAATTCGCCGACCTGAAGGTCGTGGAAGTGCCTGATGGTGTGAAGTGGCACATCCAAGATTACGATGGTGCGGAATGGGTTGCAGAAACCCATCGAACCTGGTCGTAACACTTCTTAACAATTTACCCCCTTGACATCCTTGCCACTCCCTGTATAATTGATCCCTAACTTGTTCTGGAGAACGATATGTCTGGCATCTATATGATTGGCGATAAGTATGCTGCCCTGGTCGACGGCAAGGTTGTCAAGCGGGCTAACCGTAAAGCCCTAGAGCGTATGCTGAAGCGCCAGGGCGACACCCAGGCTGCCCCTGTGGTCGAGTCACGTTTCACTATCAACCAGCGGTTCGGTTTCGTCCGTGATATGGTCCAACTGCTAGCCGCTGGTCATCAGGCGTCGGTTGTGGTCACTGGTCCTGGCGGTCTCGGCAAGTCTCACACCGTTACGGCAGCCCTTCAGGATGCTGGCTTCGCTGATATGACCATGGTCGACGGCGTTATCGGTGATACGATTCCCAAAAAGTCCTTCCGTGTGATCAAGGGTTACTCGACGCCCAAAGGTCTGTACCGTACTCTGTATGAGAACCGCAATTCGGTCGTGGTGTTCGACGATACCGACTCGGTGCTCAAAGATACGGTGTCTCTGAACCTGCTGAAGGCTGCCCTTGACTCCTACAGCCGCCGTATCATTTCCTGGCGGGCTGATATCAAGGATGAAGACCTGCCGACGGTCTTTGAATTCAAGGGTCGCGTGGTGTTCATCAGTAACCTGCCGTCAGCGTCGATGGACCAAGCCATCATCAGCCGTTCGCTGGCGGTCGACCTCTCGATGACAACCGTACAGAAGATCGAGCGGATGCGTCACCTGGTCACGGAAGCCGATTTCATGCCCGAGTATGATATGGCTGTGAAGACTGATGCGATGGACCTGATTGCAGAATTGCAGGACCGTGTCAAGGAACTGTCTCTGCGGACTCTGATTCAAGTTACCAAGATCCGCGTCGGTGCCAGCAAGAATTGGCGTGATCTGGCGGAGTATGCGATCACTGGTTGATGTAGTATGGGGGTGGTTGACAGATCACCCCCATTATGATACACTCCTTTTCTATTGTCGAGGTAACAAAAATGCTGAAATTCTCCCGTTATGTTTCGAGTGATGGCGTGGCTCTGTTTTCTGGCGTCCCGATCAAGTACCTGGGCAGTTTCGTTGAATACTACGGGCGCGGTATGCGGATTCGGTTTGCTGGTCCCCGCCTTGGTAAGGGCAAAGATTGTCTGAAGTCCAATGCTGTTTCTTTTTCGGCTTATGTCAAGGTTTGATGACGATGAAAATGTATAACTATGTCCGGTGCCCGTGCTGCAATGAAAAACATGAGGTAAATTCCGTCGAGTTTCTGAACATCGAAGAAGATATCACGGGTCGAGACGTTATGACCTTTGTGTGCCCTGAAACCTTGGATGATGCAAAATCTTTGGTTTTTAGGGGCTAATTATGGCTACTGCTACCATGTATCTTCTTCCTGCATCAACTAATCTTTTTTTTCGCCTAAAGGTTGTCGAAGCTGGTGGCACCTCAGCATTGAAACAATATCTTTTTACATATCGCCTCGGTGGTTGGCTTAATGTATCTGGCAAGGAAGGTAAAGATGTTGCAGAAGAGGTGTTCGACTTGACCAACAATCCTGAGCGAGAGGATGAGTGCATGAAACGTGGTTGGGGTAATGGGTTGAGGGTTAATGTCGGTGATATCATCGATGTTGACGGAAAGAAGTTCCTGTGTGCCCCGATGGGGTGGATTGAAGTTGACATTGAAAAAGAAATTTAGAGATTAATTATGTTTGTTTATGATGTAGAAACACTTGGAAAAGAATCATCGGCAGTCATTCTCTCGATGGCTTGCGTATACTTTGATCCGACCAAAAAGCCATCACCTGATGAAATGCGTGAGACAGCATTCTTTGCAAAGTTTAATGCCAAAGACCAGATGGAACGTCTAGGGCGTACCATGACCCGTTCATCATTGGACTGGTGGGCAAAACAATGCGATAACGTCAAGGCTATGTCCTTCAAGCCATCCGATAATGATGTACTGATTGAAGATGGTATTGAAGCCATGCGGGTTTGGTCAAAGACCTTTCCCTTGCATGACAAGTGCTGGGTCTTTGCCAGAGGAAATTTGGATCAATTAGTTTTAGATTCTATTGAAGAAAAGTTGGGTATTGAACCAGTATTCTTTTTCAATCGATGGAGAGATGTGCGTACATTTATTGATGTAACAACAGGTTCAATTAATGGTTACTGTAAGGTCGATTATCCTGGCTTTGATCCTTATCTCCATATCACCAAACATAATCCTATAGATGATTGCATCTATGATGCTATGCAATTACTATATGGGATCAATGTAGAATAACCATCCTTTATGGCTAGGTTTGTGACCTTTTAAGACTTGACCTGCACACTGTGGTGTTAAATTATGTACTTTACAAAATTCTTTTAAACCTTTTTGTTTGTAAATTGTACCATCAGGGCTAATTGCAATAAATTTTAACCCATATTTTTCAATATGAACTTTTTTTTGTTTTTGAATATATGCAGTAGACTTGTAAACAGAATTTTCATCTAAATGTAACTTCTTAATTGATTCTGATTGTTTTTTGATATAACTTATTTTTTTGTATGGTGAATTTGAATCAGACCATCTATCTAACATGGTTTTAGAATTAACCCCATCACCACCCATTGTTGAGTTATAACCATTTTCATAGGTATCATATTCTGAAATAAAAAAACTTTCCATTATTTTATGGCAATGTTCAACGTCCCATGATTGATATAATATAATCCATTCAAAAGAATCCCACCCATATTTTTTAGCCGCCCTATAAAAATAAGTGTCACTTCTTTTACTATCATATTTGTGTTCGTTTATTCGGTGAAGTAAATCACAACTTGTAAATCCAATATATGAAAGTTTAGTTATCTTATTTGTGGCCATGTAAATGGTTGATATTGTGTTTTTCTGATATATATTATTCATGCTGATAGTTCCTTATAAACTGTTAGAGTATGCGGGCACGCCAATGCCGCGGCATACACCTATTTATGAACATTGTGATATCAAGGAATAACTCACTTCCTTAATACTTCGTAACAATTTTACCCTTGACATTTCTACCGAATAGTGTATGATGGTTGCTTATCGACTCGGCGATGCACCATATGAACCTCAAGCAAATTATACCTAACCGTTGGAATCCTGTTCGACTGGTCTGCATGAATTGCAATGGGCTTTATCCTTCTGAAGTCATGTTCGCAGACCTTGATGGTGAACCATTCAAATCTTTTATTTGCATAAGATGTGTCGAGGTAAAAAATGAAGAAAATCAGCATTCAAATTCCCAAGAGTAAAACCAGAACCAGGGCACATTATGTCCTGTTCATGGAAAACACCCCTTTCAGGCCAAAACAAGTCAATCTGAAGAATCGCTACAAGCGGAACGAAAAGCACCGCAACAAGGAGATCGTATAATGGCTAAAAAGCAATATGTCCTTCTGAAAGAAACCACTGAGTGGGCAGATAATTACACTTGCAATTTCACCTATGTCTTTGAGAAGATGCCCAATGGAAAACTGGGCAAGGCAATTGCATACTTCAATGGTATCACTGATGAGGTACAGAAGTTTCGTCAACCTCTGATTATCAATATGAACAAGAGGACTTTCAAACAGGTAGGTATTTAATTATACATTCAGGCTTGACACCGACCACTCTATCATATGATAATTGGTTGTCAAGGGTCGAAACTACATTATTACCGTAATTTATATTGAAACAGGAAAAAATTATTATGAATAAACTACTTTGGATTTTCTATTATGAGTAGCCCGTGCGGCAATCGAAAAAGCGGAAAATTTGCTTGACAACTAATTACCGTTCTGCTATAATGAAACTTTCAACACATAGGATTTAACATGACTCGCAATCGTAAACAATTTATCGAAGCCTGCGAACGCAAGTATGGTAAAAATGCCGTTCTTACCCGTTCAGAGGTTGAAAGTCTGGTAGAATCAACTGGTCTACATTATCCGTACTGGCTTGTAACTCAATCATCATATCGTGTTGGTCGAGGTCAATACCGTGTACCAATTATCGACGGTGCAGATAGCGTACCTGTTGAATCACCACAGGAAGAAACCGCAGTCATGGAACTGTCAGCCCAGGTCGTTTCGTTACGCCAACCTAAACTTGTCGATGAATCTGATCCCAGTGTACCTAATCTGTATCCAGACTATGTGCCCTTTGGTTTCTTCAAAGACCTACGGAACATCATTCGTTCCAATATGTTCTACCCTGTATTCATCACTGGTATGTCAGGCAATGGCAAAACCTTGATGGTCGAACAGGTTTGTGCAGAACTGAAACGAGAATGCATCCGTGTCAATATCTCGATTGAAACTGATGAATCAGACCTGCTCGGTGGTCCTACCCTTGTCAATGGCAATGTGGTCAACCGTGATGGTCCTGTTCTGATTGCAATGAAACGTGGTGCAGTCCTGTTGATTGATGAAGTGGATCGTGGCTCAAATAAACTCATGTGTTTACAGGGCATTTTGGAGGGCAAACCTTACTACAATAAAAAGTCTGGTGAACTGGTACACGCCAAGCAAGGGTTTACTGTGATCGCAACGGCTAATACCAAAGGGCGTGGCTCTGATGATGGTAAGTACCTGTCACAGATATTGGATGACGCATTTTTGGAACGATTCCCTATCACGGTCGAACAAGAATACCCTGATGCACGGACAGAAACCAAGATTCTGACTCCACTTATCAAGGATAAAGATTTTGTCGAGTGTCTTGTAACATGGGCAGAAACTGTCCGAAAGACTCATGCTGATGGTGGTACAGATGAAATTATCTCGACCCGTCGATTGGTCCATATTGCAAGGGCTTATGAGATTTTTGAAGATCGAATGAAGGCTATTACTCTTTGCGTTAACCGTTTTGATGAAGAAACCAAGTCAGCATTCCTTGATCTGTACACCAAGGTCGATGGCAAGATCAACGCTAAAGCGCCTGTGCCTCCTTCAATACCTGAGCATCAATTGAAAGAAGTTGAATTTTAATTAAAAAGGAACTATATTATGCCTATTACTACCCGAACTGGTCGAACCAATCGTCATGAGAAGATTGCACAGGTACTTTTGTCTGGGAATGTTGTAAGCCCTGATGAAATTCGTGCCTGTTTTACTGGTACAGACCAAGAAAAAGTTTTGTACCGGCTCGCCACGAACATCTATAATATCAAGCGAGACGGTGGCATCATCAAGGTACACAAGAGCGGTCGAAACGTGACTGGTTACCAACTGATCAATCCACAGGCATTCAATGCTGCTGGGCGATACATTGGTGCACCAGCAACCAACTCCGAAACTGTCGAGGTAAATGTTGAGGTGAACAATACCAAAGAGACGGTAACTACATAATGAATTAGTGTCGAGGTAACATATGAACGATAAAGCAAAAGAACTAGCACAAAAAGCCGGATTTTTACAAGTAAATGGTCGATGGGAAGCTGGACCCAATAGCAGTCTTCCAATTTACACTCAGATACTGGTTGCAGAAGTCATCGAGGTAATGAATAGTATTCAACACCTAAGTGGAATCGCAACGACATATGATCATAGCACCTTTGAATATGTGAGAGGTAAACTTATTGACACTATCAAAGACAATCTGCTATAATGACTACATCAAAGGGGAAATTGACCGTGCAAGAATTACTTGATCTTGTTACAAGTATGAATGAACATGACAAGACTAATTTGGAATTTCTCCTTACTCTTTCACCGAATGGTTATGCTCGATGGTGGATTCAAGCATCGGATGATGATTTGATCTATGCAGACCAATTACTCGGTATAGCAGTAAATGAGATCCAACTGAAACTTATGGAAGATCAGATGGATAAAGTCGAAGATACGAAAGAAGCACAAGAGATATTGAAGAAGTTTCAATTACGTTGAGGAGTTTTGTGATGACTTGTAATGTTGAAAATCTTTGGAATACTTCAGAAGGAAAAAAGTGGCTCAAAGAAATGTTGACTGAAAATGTGGTTCGTGTTACCTTTGTCAAGAAGGATGGTAATACCCGTATCATGAATTGCACTCTCAATACTGAAAAGATCCCTGCTGCACCAGTCACTGAAGGAGTAAAGAAGGAACGAAAGGTGTCTGATGATTCTATCGCAGTATATGACACAGAAGCCAATGGTTGGAGATCGTTTAGGTTTGATTCTGTGACTGGTATTAGTTTTGGAACGGATGACTTTTGATGAACGAACGAATTCAAAAACTTGCTGTACAGGCTGGGGAATATGTGAATTCTGTTTATACACCACCTGTTAGAAGTAAAACTCCAGGTAAGATTTGGGAAGATGGTCATATTGGGTGGCATGAGCAGTTTAATCAAAAGTTCGCCGAGTTGATTGTGAGGGAATGTGCTGAAGTTCTTGATGAAACAATAAGTCCACCAAGTCATCCTATGAATAGCATAGGATACAGACTAAAAGAACATTTTGGAGTTGAAGAATGAAAGAACGATATACTCACGAAATTCCTAAATGGTTAAATCTGCTGGGTGCATGGAGAATTAACAAAGAATCAATCGATTTCAAGTGGGGATACTTTGCACCCCGTTTTGCATTTGAGTTTGTTCTTCATCGTGGAACATATTTTGATTGTCGGTATGCACTGAGTTTCGCACTTGGTTGGGGATTATTTCAAATATATCTCCCTTTCAAGACTCGACTTGAGGAAGGTTGTGTTATGCCAGAATATGGATTCAAAATTTATAGCGACACTCTATGGATATACAAGGGTGGTGACTATGAATGTGGGCAAACTCAGAATGGATATTGGGCACTGGATCTACCATTCTTCTCTTATACCTTTGTTGGTCATTGGATCAAAGACAAGGACGATAAATGGGTTGTAATGGATCACAAAAATAATGATAGCAATATTGAACCGTGGATATTCCGTGAACAGGGTGCATATACAGAAACGCATCCATACACATACACACTTAAAAGTGGTGAAGTACAAGAAAGAACTGCTATATGCAGTGTCGAAAAGAGAAAATGGCACCGTAAATGGTTTCCATTTTTGACAATGGAAAGGACTGTCATAGATATCGAATTCAATGATGAAGTCGGTGAACGGACGGGATCATGGAAAGGCGGTACAATCGGTTGTTCTTATGAAATGTTACCGAATGAATCTATCAAAGATTGCCTGAAAAGAATGGAACAGACCCGAAAGATGTGATACTTCGTAACAATTTTGACTTGACATACGCCAAAATTTCTGTATAATGATCACATATTAATTGATTGGAGTTTGACATGACTCGCAAGATGGCAACAATTCGTAAGATCGACGCAATCAATCCTATTGCAGGTGCAGATGCTATCGAGGTAGCTACTGTAGGTGGTTGGAAGGTTGTAGTCAAGAAGGGTGAATTTACCGCTGGTGATCTTGCTGTATACTGTGAGATTGATTCTTGGATTCCCACTGGACTTGCACCGTTCCTGTCGAAGGGCAAGGAACCCCGTGAGTACAATGGTCTGAAGGGTGAGCGTCTGCGTACTGTAAAACTTCGTGGGCAGGTCAGTCAAGGTCTGTTATTGCCCTTGGGTATCGGTGTATACGGTGTTAATGCACAATTGGGTGAAGATGCGGATGTGTCTGAACTTCTTGGTATCCAAAAGTGGGAAGCACCTATTCCTGCTCAATTGGCTGGCGTAATGCGTGGATCTTTCCCGTCTTTCATTCGCAAGACTGACCAAGAACGGATTCAGAACCTGAAGAAAGAACTTGAGCATTGGAATACTGAATATAATACTTGGGAAGTTACCGAGAAGTTGGATGGTTCTTCGATGACCGTCTATTTCAATAATGGCGTATTCGGTGTATGCTCACGGAATATTGATTTGGTTCGTGATGAGAACAATGCGTTCTGGAAGACTGCTATCTCTGCGGGTTTTGAAAAGATGCTCACAGATCATGGTGCCAATCTTGCACTTCAAGGTGAACTTGTTGGAGAAGGCATTCAAGGTAACCCATACGGATTGACAGGGCAGAAGTTCTATCTGTATAATATCTTCAACATCGATCAACAAGAATACCTGTCACCTTGGGCTGTTCGCCCTTGGGCAATTCTTACGGGTGTTCTTCATGTTCCTCTGTTGGAAAGAGAAATGTCATTGACAGGTACTACCATTGATTATCTGTTGGATAATGCAGAAGGTAAGTCAGCATTGAATAATAACGTAGAACGGGAAGGTGTGGTGTTCAAGCGCAATGGGCAAAACTACACCAGTTTCAAAGCTATCAGTAACAAGTTTCTTATGGGAGAAAAGTGATGAATAAGAATATTATTTTGGGTCTTATTGTAGTCGGTGCATTGACTGGTTGTGGAAAATTTGAGCAGATGTTTCAGAGTTCTGTTAGTGGATTCACTACTAGGTGTATTGAAGGTACTCGATATGTTATCATGGATTCTGATCATGGTGTAGCGATTACACCTTTGGTTGATACAAATGGTCATCCGAAGGGGTGTGACAAGTGAAATTCCGAAAGAAACCTGTAGTTATTGAGGCTATACAATTTACCTACGATGAACAAGGCATTCTCGCCATTCATGCATTTTGTGGTGGTGCGTTGGGTAATATCAGTAAAGCCAGACATCCTGATGCTAAGGCAGAAGCAGAAATCGGTACACTGGAGGATGGTGTACATCTCACTGTCAAACATATTGCCACAGAAGGTGATTGGATTATCAAAGGCGTACAAGGTGAGTTCTATGCCTGTAAGCCAGACATTTTCGCAGCAACTTACGAAAGAACTGAAGAATGAAAAAGATTGAACTTGACGGTGAAACCGCAGACAAAATCACTGTTCTGAACCTTAAAGACTATCTCAAGTATCTTAGGAAAGAATTGAAGGATCACAACAAGAAAGGTGAGTATATGCACCCTGATGATGTTGCAGAAACAATGGAACTTATTCCTGCACTTGAACTTATTATCAAAAATTTTGGAGGATATGGTGACTAAAATTATCCGTGAAGCATTTGAGAAGGTCAGCGCATCTTCTTTTGGAACAACCTCAGATATCATCAAGAAGAATTCCAAGGGTGAGTACAAGAACCCTAACGTAGAAGATCACTGGCAGACTTTCCAAGAAGGTTGGGAAGCAGCAATAGAACACTTGAAGAACAAGAAAAACGAATCTTTTTCTGATATAATGGCAGTATCTGGCGATTTTGATCCAAGGAATTAAATCATGCGTGATGAACTTGAAGTGAAACTGGTAGAAAAATATCCTGAGATTTTTCGTGATCGCAAGGGTAATATCATGAAGTCTGCGATGCCATGGGGTTTTGAAATTGGAGATGGTTGGTACGATATCATCGATGTACTTTGTTCAATGATTTCAAGAGATGTCAATATGCTTAAACATGATGTAAGAGAAATCAGCAATCAACTTGCACAGAAAAACAAGGAACATTGGAATGATTGGGCGGTGTCTTATTACACCGAAGAATTACTTGAAGATTCTAAAAAGAAGTTACAAGATGCGCTCACCAATCTCCCTTATGCAACACAAGTAAAAGAAAAGTTTGGTCTTCTGAGGTTTTATGTTTCTTATGCTACCGAGCAACATCATGAGTTTATCAGAATGGCAGAATATCTATCTGAAAGAACTTGTGAAGTGTGTGGTAAAATGGGTTCACACACATATTTTATGGGTTGGAGTAAAACGCTCTGTCGAGACCATGCAATAGAACATTATGGATTGAAAGATGTTGAGGAGTATGAAAAAAATGTCTGACCGCGAACTTTGAGAGGATGCGTTGAAGAAAAAGAACACTTGACAAAGTTCGGTGAAGAGTGTAAAATATCCCCGAAGTACCTTGAAAACAACCTGAGAGGTTAATATAATGGATCGTTTTGATTTTGAACAATGTATCATGAATGCGTGGGGTATCACCGATGATCTCCAACTGATTTATGAGAATCTTTTGGAGAATGATATGTCATCTGATGAGGTTGCCAATGTCATTCTTGGGCTGAAGAACCTATATCAAATGAAGTTTGACAAGTTGTGGAATGGCTTTGAAAGCCTGACTCCTGTTCTGTGTGCAGGTGAAAATGTGATAGGGCAAAGGCGTGTAGAAAAACTTAAGTCAGAAGAAGCCACAATTCAAATTCCTGATGAATGGTCTTGGGACCATCTGAATGACCCTAACCCTCAATCAAAAGAGTAAGTGAATACTATGAGTGATGATGAACTTTTTAGAATGTCAGGTGAAATCGATGAATTCTTTATATCGATAGCCGAAAAGTATCAGGTTGGTTTTCCTGATGTATGCGGAATTACATTGGCACGAATGTACCTGCTTGCTAAACAACTTGGTGCATCATCCAATTTTATTCGTTTGTTGACTACAATCATTTCGACTGAGGTTGCATCAAGAGAGATGGCATACCAAAAGACCAAAACTGCACCACTCGATGAAACCGCAGTAAATGATGCAAAGATTTTGGCTAATGAACTTCTTGCAAAGATTGCTGCTGATAGCAAAAAAGGAAATTAAGTGAATTTTCAACATATCACCGAGACTAAAGTAAAATTAAGAAGTTACATTGAAATATACTTTACACTTACTGAATATTCAGACTTGAGAGAATTTTTTAATGATTGGGGTCCACAAATTTTTTTGACTGGTGGATGCATTGGTTCTATGTTGAGAAATGAACCTATCAATGATTATGATTTCTATTTCAGGTCTCAAGATGCAATTACTGCATTTGAAAAATTTATTGCTGACCGCATGGACCTAGTAAAAGATGTATCAGATTATTGCACTACCAAAGTTGAGGGTAAATGTATTACGGCTAATGCTATTACATTGAAAAACACCTTTCAGTTTATTATAGGTTGGGTTGGTCATCCAGATAAAGTACGCGCCCATTTTGATTATCTTCATACTACTCCTTACTATGATTACTATTCCAATAAACTGTATATTTCACCGGGTGCATTAGAGGCAATTATGGGAAAGAAGCTGGTTGTTTTCAACAAAGAATCAGCAGAAAGAGGTAAAAAAAATGGTCGCTATGACAAACTCATCAAACAAGGATTTACTGAATAATGCCTGATCTTCTTGCAAATCGAATCAAGACTCCTGATGGAACGATTCTTCAGAGTTACAATCGACATGACTATAAGACTCATGTGGATGCTGTAACAGGTGAAACCTACATGGTTGATGGTGGGTTGGCTTATTTGCGTCGAAACCTGAATGAAGTTCCTGCTACAGAAATGTCAGTCTATTCTGATGCACCACATACCGAGATTCGTGAAGCATTTTGTTGGGGTACCCGTGGTGTTCGTGGCAATCAACCGTTACAATATAAGCCAATAAAAGATTTGACTAGTGATCATATTGCTGCTATACTTAAAACACAGTATCAGATTCCAGATGTTCTTCGCAAAGTATTTACTGATGAATTGAAATTTAGAGGAGAATGAGCATGATTTATCGACCAGCAGGTGTTGATGTTGAACCTGAAATTGTTTTGACCCGTTGGCGCGCATACAATGTCAAGGCTAATTTGGACGGTAAAGGTAATACCGTTCACTTTGTCGGATTGGACAGAGGAACTGGTCGTATTTGTTCTCCCGTTCAGTCTTTTGACAAGGTTGCACGAACGGCTATCACTCGCTCAGGGCGCAAGTATTTCCTTGAAGGAGAACCTGCTAATGAGGGTGATTATGGCAGTGATGGTAATTATGTGTTCGATCATTGGCTTGCACGATTGGGTAATCCTGAAGTAGAAGATATCACAGATCAGTATATTTCTGTCGAGGTAAAATAATGAAAGTTTCCATTGGACCATACAAAAACTGGGTTGGTCCTTATCAAATTGCTGATCTCTTGAAGTATGTCGGTGTTTCAGAAAAGCGGTGTCAAGAGATTGGTGCTGCCCTGCCTGAATGGGTTACCACCGTATGCATATGGGTTGAAAGTAAGAGGACTCGCAAGGTCAAGATCAAAATTGACCGGTGGGACACATGGAACATGGATAAAACTCTTGCAATGATCATTCTACCAATGCTCAAGCAATTGAAAGAAACGAAGCATGGGTCACCATTGGTTGATATTGGAGATGTTCCTGATCACCTTCGTTTCAATGGCACTCCTCAAAATGGAGATATGCAATTGCATTTGGATTTTGGTACTGAAGTGACCGAAAAGTTTGAGAAAGATACATGGGAAGCAGTGCATACTCGATGGAATTGGGTTCTCGACGAGATGATTTGGACGTTTGAGCAATTGCAACCTGACAACGATTGGGAACTACAGTATAGCAGTGGTGTAATCGACTATAAATGGGTCAAGGTAGAAGGATCAGAGTATTCTGAAATGGTAAAAGGTCCCTTTCACACTTATGAAGTTGATGAAGAAGGGATTAGAAAGCATTCTGATCGTATTCGTAATGGATTGAAACTTTTTGGTTTGTACTATCGTGGGCTATGGGATTAATCATGAAGATTGATCCACATTTGTTTGAAGTAAAATTGGAATTACAAGGGTTTGATGTCATGAAGTCTGGCATACCCCAACCTGACGAAATAAAGAAAAAATTGACAAACAGATTGATGGAAGAAATGATCAAACAAGATCGTGTGTACTTTACTTCTGTGCTTAATCCTCTCACAGATTCTAAAGAGTTCATAGCAAGGATATATGTTGCAACAAAAGATGAAGTAAAAGACTATATCAAAAATGGTAATAGGAGTTGACAGTGACACTTTCTCATGTTATAATTGGACTTGTTGCTATAGCATATTTCATTGTGGGTATCCAACAATTCTATCTTTCTAATCTTGCTGGCGGAATTATTTGGACAAGCTATGCATTTTCAAATATCGGTCTTTTTATGACACTTAAATCGGTTTAATCGTGAACGATACAATTATCAAAGTGATAGCAAATAGAATTACTACATACTATCCTTCATCATTTTCAGTTGGTTATTGGGCTTTCTCAGAAGCACAATTGATCGAATTTGCAAAACAACTAATTGCAGAGGAAAATAAATGGCGTACTGTAGATGGTCCTCAGTAACTGAAGACGGCAAACAATCCAATGTGTATTGCTATGAGGCTGTAGATGACAATCTGTATTACATACATATTATAGGTGATAATACTCATATTGCCAGTACGGCAGGTGATGCAGCAAAAAAATTGATTGAACTGAAGAAGTCTGGGCATAATGTTCCACAATATGCAATAGATGCATTGATAGAGGATGATAAAATTGATGACTGATATTCTTATCATAATTTGGCTGCATTTCTTGGGAGATTTTATTTTCCAAACCGATAGAATGGCACTCAATAAGTCCAAGAGTAATTTGATCCTTGCTGAACATTGTGTCATTTATAGTATTCTTTTCATGTATTTTGGTTGGGCATTCATGGTTGTCAATGGAGTTCTCCACTTCATGACTGACTGGTGCACCAGCAGAGCAACATCTCATCTATGGAAGAACAACCAGCGTCACTGGTTCTTCACAGTAATTGGTCTTGATCAGGCTATTCATTTTACTTGCATGATCGTATCCTACAACTATCTGGTAAAGCCATGGTAACCAAATGGCGTTGCATAGAGTGTGGTATTGTGTATCGGGGTAACTATCGTTGCCCTGGTTGTGGAAAACCAAGTGAACCTGCGGAGATAAGATGATTGCTACAAATTTTGCATACACCATTCCTAATGTCTTGCCCTTTACTTTGACTGGAGCCATTCCATATGAGTATAACACCAAGAACCGACAAGCAGGAATTTTTCATACACGATATGAGAAAACCAAAACAAGGGATTGTCCCTTCGTCCTTAGCCAGGCAGCTAGAAAAGGAACTAAATGATGCACTCAAACGGATTGATGAGTTAGAGAAATGCTTGAACTCATGACTTGGATTTATTTTGGTGTATTGATTGTTGTGTTCTATTGGCTGATCACATCGGTATTTGGAGATAATAAGTGAGATCGTTCTATTATCATTGGGAGGCTAATAGAAGACTCAAGGCGTGTAACGATTTTATTGCGTCTTATGGTGGAGAAGATGTATGTGGTTCTCAAATACTTGCACAAAGAGACATGATTATGCTTGAGGTTGAGTATTATAAAGAGTATAATCATACTTTGATCAAGTTTTGGATCTTACTTATTTGTGGTTTAGCAGTTCTTTATAACATATGGAGTTTACTATGAAACGTGGTCCCGATTACAAGATGCCCAAGACAGTAAAGCGTATTATGGCTCTCAGTAAGTTTACTCATTCGAATGACAAGTATACATACAAGAGTGTCATGATTGATGCTGATATTCATGCACAGGAAGTTCGCAAACGTGCGAGTGTTCCAAAAACTAACAATGATGAGTAAAGGAGAAGTATATGAGTATGTTTGTGGAAGTTTTTAGTTTTGACAAGAATTGCAATGTCATTATCAATCTTGATACTGTATTGGAAATTGCACCATTGAAGGAAGGAGGTTGCAACATTTTCTTCCCTGATTCTGCTGCTGTTGGTGGCAAGACTTCAATGAAGGTGCGTGAGAACTACACGATGTTCAAGCAATTTGTTTTGGAAACTGTATCACAAGAAATGATTGCAGAACGCATTCAAAGAATGAATATGATTGAAAAGGAACCATATCCTCGCGTTATTCCTCAAGCACAACCAGATCCTATTGTTGACCTGAATAAGGCTGATGCAGAACGTGAAGCACGGCGTGAAGCTGATCGTGCCCGTCGAGCAGCACGAAAGGCTGCCGCAGGTACTACTACAGCAGATATCGAAACGGAATAAATAGGAGATCATTAAACGCAACATTCGGAGAGTAGAATGCCTGGACTACAGCCATTTAAGTCATTTTCACAAACTATTACCGAAGCAACAAAACCAAAAAAATCAGCAAATCATGCCAATTTTGACAAGAAGATTTTGATTATCGGTTACGGTTCTGTAGGTCAAGCCATTCTACCTCTGATTTTGCGTCATATTACCAATGATCCAAGTAAAGTCACTGTTATCGAAAAAGATAACCATGGTATGCTATTTCGCAAACGCAATGCTGGAAATGGTGTAAAGTATATCAAGAAAGAGATTCTTCCCAGCAACATGAAGGCTGTTCTGAAGCAATATACAGAACCAGGTTCTTTTATTGTTGATGTTTCTTTGAATATCTCTGCAAAGAATATCATCGAATGGTGCTTGCAGAATGATGTAATGTATGTAAATACTTCATTGGAACGTTGGGGTCATATGCAGGACGAGAAGATCCCAAAGATGGAAGATCGTACTCTGTACCATACTCACAATATGGTCCGTGACATGGCTAAAGAATATCCAAATGCTGCCACTGTCGTATCAACTGGTGGTGCAAATCCTGGATTGGTAACATATCTGACAAAGGCTGCAATGATCAAGATTGCAGAAAAAGCAGGGCGCAAGGTAGAAGCACCAACTGATAAAGAGGGTTGGGCACAATTAGCCAAGAAGCTAGGTGTCGAGGTAATTCAAATTGCAGAACGTGATACACAGATCATTAATAAACCTAAACTGAAAGATGAGTTTGTCAATACTTGGTCTTGTGAAGGATTTTGGGCAGAAGGTCGAGCACCTGCTGAAATGGGTTATGGCACACATGAACCCAAAGAACTGGAAGGTGGTACAATTCAAGGGCATACTGCATTCTTGCACCAACCTGGTTTGTCAGTATTGGTGAAATCATGGGTACCTAACGGTGGACCATACAATGGTTTCTTGGTGCAACACTCTGAAGCCATTACCATGTCCGAATACTTCCAAACAGAGAAGGGAGACTATCGCCCATCTGTTTACTATGTGTATCAACCTACCGATGCTGCAATTGCGTCCGTACATGAATTGCGTGGTCGTGAGTTGACAATGCAAACAAAAGAGCGTATCATTAAAGATGAGATCATCTCAGGTATGGATGAACTTGGTGTGTTGTTGATTTGCAAGAACGGTAAATCATATTGGTACGGTTCACAATTGGATATCAAAGAGGCTCGCAAGTTGATCCCTGGTGAGAATGCAACATCATTACAAGTGGTTGCATCAATCTATTCAGAGATGATGTGGGCTATTCAAAATCCACGCCGTGGTTATATTGAACCTGAAGATTTACCATATGATTTCATTCTAGAACACGCAACAGCATATCTTGGACCTGTACCATTTGTAGAAACTGATTGGCGTCCTGAAGAAGATAAGAACAGTTTGTTCTATCGACCATTTAACAAGAAGCACCCCAACGCACTGGAAAATTTCAGAGTTTGGACTTGATAAGGGCTTTTTTATATTATGAATATCTTTTATTTGTCCAATGACCCGGCTGAGTGTGCGCGATTTCATATGGATCGCCATACAATAAAAATGATCCTAGAGACATGTCAGCTATTGTCTACTGCACACCGTGTACTAGATGGCAAAGAAGTTGCTGCAAAGACTGCGACAGGGCGTGCCAAACGCAAGTGGATTCTATCGGATGAGCGAGAAGCTATTCTGTATGCTGCTACTCATATCAATCATCCTTCTGCTGTTTGGTGTCGCCTGTCAAAGCATAACTATGTGTGGCTGCATAGTCTGCTGGTAAACCTGTGCATGGAATACACCTATCGTTATGGTAAAGTGCATAAGTGTGCAGAAATCGGGCTTGTAACAGAACTATCACAAGCACCCAAGAATATCAAAGACTTACCCTTTACTGAACCTACGCCGGCTATGCCTGATGAGGTAAAAGTCCACAAGAATACTGGCAAGTTTCATTATGACAGTATTGCGTCTTATCGTAATTACTATATAAATAATAAGCAGCACCTTGCTTCATGGCAAGGTAAAGTTAATTCCCGTAATGCACCGGAGTGGTTTCATGCCTAACTATGTTTTTTTGAATAAAGAAACTAATGAAATTGAAGAGCATCGTATGTCCTACAAGGATCTCGATGCTTTCAAAGAATCAAATCCCAATTTAGAACGATATTTCTCAGCAGAAAATCTCCCACAATTTGGAGATACGATGAGAATGTCCGTCAATGCAGGTCTGAAACCTGATTCAACCTTTGAGAAATATGTTATTGGTCGAATGAAAGAGACTATCCCTGGAAACACAATAGGCCAATATCACAAAACAAAAATTCCCAGAGAATTTTAAACCGGTAATTTCCATCCTTTGTTGGATTTTATTTTTCCCATTGCAACATGTTTTAGTGACTGTGGATTCAAATTATTATCCCTGGCAAATTTGGCTAAATTTTTAAATGTGATTAGTGTATTATTTGGAGATAATAAGGTGTAAATTTTTGAATGTTTTTCACCCATAGTATCCATAGAAACTTTTATTTTTTCTTTGTATTTTTCTAATACTTCAGAGATGTCAATTTCATTATCATAAGGATAAAAATCTCTGTAAGAAAACATATGACCTTTTAATAGTAACTTAAATGAATTATACTCTAAGTTATTTTCTGAACAGAAATTTTTAATATGTTTACCTGAAACAATATGACCATTTTTATGCCAAACTCTAAAGTTTTTGCCACAAGAGATAGAATTTTTATTTTTAGATTCTTGAGAATGTTTAAAACCTAACATTCCATCACCACCAAGTGTCATATTATAACCATTTGAATTCTTTTCATTTATGAAACTGTTATATTCAGATATGAAATGTTTTTCCATTATATTCTTGCAATATTCACCATCTAAAGACTGATAGATGATTTCCCATTCAAATGAATCTTTACCATATTTTCTTATAGCTTTATGGAAAACATCATTGTATCCTCTAGAAGTATTATTAAAACTATCGGATAAATGTCTTTTTTTTCTTTTTGGCCAATTTGAATCAAAACCGATATAAATTTTACCAGTAATTTTATTGGTGGCTTTATAAATTGAATATATATTCATGCTGACATTCCTTTACAATGTTAGAGTAGGTGCAGACTGCAATCTGGTGACCTACACTTATTTATAATAATAGGTGATAAAAAAAGGGAGATTTTATGTCAACAAAAAGAAAGTCTGCGACCGTAGTAGAAATTTCAGCAAATGAATCCAGAACTAATTCACTAAAAATAAGGATAGATGATCTCAAGACTTTCTCACCTCTAACTGAAAATCAAAAGAAGTTTTTTGATGCATATAAACAAGGTGATTACTTTGTTGCATTACACGGAGTAGCAGGAACAGGCAAGACCTTCTGTGCATTGTATAAGGCATTAGAAGAAGTGTTGGATAAGGCAAACCCATTCAACAAGATCATTATTGTTCGTTCAGCCGTCCAGTCAAGAGAGATTGGTCATCTTCCGGGTGATGTAACAGAGAAGATGGAAATCTTCCAACAACCCTATCAGCAAATCTGTGAGACTCTATTTGGTCGTAAAGACGCATATCAGAGACTGGAAGAACAGGGTTATGTTGAATTCATCTCTACATCGTTCATTCGGGGTATGTCCTTTGACGATGCAATCATCATTGTTGATGAGATGCAGAATCTGACATTTGAAGAGATTGATACAGTAATGACACGGGTCGGATATCGATCCAAGATCATTTGGTGTGGAGATTACAGGCAGACTGACCTAAATAAGAAAAAGAACGATATGTCGGGCATTTTGAAATTCTTTGATATTGCAATGCATATGAGTTCATTCACACGAATTGAATTCACAGCAGATGACATTGTACGTTCAAGTTTGGTCAAGGACTATATCTTGGCTAAGATGAAATACGAAGATCACGAATAAGGAAAATCAAATGAATGCATTAAAGTCCAGAACAATATGGTTTGCTATCATTCTCGCTATTGGTGGTATTCTTGAGCAGTCTCAAGGAATTATCACACAATTGGCTGGTCAACAAAACTCAGGTTTGGTTATGTTGGCTGTATCAATTATCGTAGCAGTATTGCGAGTATTGACAACACAACCACTAAGCGACAAGTAATCGAGGATCATATAAATGTCAACAAAGATAGGCAATGCTGGTGTAACATTTCCAGATTCTACTGTACAGAGTACTTTTGCCAAAACTATTCCTACGATGGAAGTTATAACTGGTTATATCATATGGAATGTTCCTCCTGGAATAACTAGGGTAAAAGTCATAGTTACCGGAGGTGGTGGATCATATAATGGCACATCCGGGGGCGCGAG